GGTCATTTAACGCATCATTCATTAATTTAAGTGGGTCACCTAAATCACCTACTGCAACTCCAAGTCTTTGGAATGCACTTGCAGATTCTATTGCTTTACTAGGGTCTATAACTTTATCAGCAAACGCTAATGTTTTACCCATGTCCACTCTTAACATTGAAGATTGAGCTGCCATTTTTGTAAAGCCTTGAACACCACCATCAAAATTAAAGGTGTTCATTTTTTCCATGTTTTCTACAACATTTTTAGTAACTGTTCCTGCGTTAAGTCCTAAACTTTGAATGTAAGAAATAGATTTTTCTAAATTAACTCCTACTTGTGATACATCGTAACCTACTTGACCAAAAGCCTCCGTAAGTGTTTTTGCGTCAGTTCCTAATATTTTAGAAGCCGCAAATATTTTACTTACAGTTTCTTCATTTGCGATAAGATTTCTCCTCGCACCTGCTCCAATACCTTCTATTGTTTCTACAACGTTACCTATGGAACCTCCTAGTCTTGTAACACCAGCCACTGACTGGGCAATGGCAACATTCATTTCCTCAATTCTTCCTCTGCCTTGAGTAAAGTTTTTGTTTAAGGCATCAGTTGCGGAGACCATTAAACCGATACTTTCAAGTACAGTTCCAATTGGATTTTTGAGTTTTTCTAATGATTTTCCTAATTCATCAATACTGTCGTTATTTTCTGCCATAAATTAGTAAGTTTTATTATAAATAGAAGAAGGACTAATTTATTTAGTCCTTCTTGTTTTCTTCAATCCATTTGTCCAACAAATATTTCCTAACAAATATTGGCATTCGTTCAAAATCTTGATAAGTTATCTTCATTAAGTTATTTAAATAGTAGAACTCATCAAGCTGACCTTTCCTATAATCAGAAGAAAGGACGAAAAAAGTCTACCCCTAGACCGACATTTACTGTCATTCTTTCTCCTGATGGGGTCATAACTACTCTTTTCATATCTAATCTTGGTTCATTTTCATTCATAAAATTTCTAAGTTCTTTTGAATCCATAATTGGCATTGACTCTATAAATTTGGAAATTTCAGATTTATCTGAACTACCGTTTATTTCTACTATTTCTTTTTGCATTCTCCAAGTGATTCTTGGAACAACTCTTCCTTGTGGATACGAATCAGCCATTCTTGTAATTTCCATAATTTCACCATATGATAATGGTTTAACTTTGACAACAGCCTGAGACTTAGATAAAGTTGTTGTGAATGTCCCATCTTCGTTTGGTAACTGGCCATTAATGATTTGTAATTGGTCTAACAAAATATTTGTTTGGAATGGTTTGTTTGTTGTTGGGTCTGTAAGATTCAATGTCATTTCAGGTCCAAAAGCTGTGTTTCTTAAAAATATTAAGATAGCCTCAATATCTCCTTCAATTAAATCTTCCACCCTCATATCTGGTTCGTAGATTTTTGCCCTTAATAAGTTGATTGTTAAATCTGTTCCGCCGCCCATTAATATATTCTCATCTGAAGCGGTTAGATATCCAACCTTTAGAGATTTTTTTTTGTTTTTGTAAAAAATCCCCCCCGATGGTAAAGGCACCACGTCATGAGGAAGTGTAAAATTTTGTTGACCGTAGTCTGATGTTTGATTGTCCATAAAAAAATAACCGTAAAGTATTTATGCTTTACGGTTAAATATAATATAATAAATTATTTTATAAATAGTATTAGTAAACTAACACACATCTATCCATTTGTAAAGATGCTGTAATTGTTGCTAAAGCATCTGATTTATAATCTAATGCGTTAAAGTTAACGTTTGTTAGGAATGTTCCGTAAAGAATCCATTTTTCAACAACAACTCCAGTTGGGTCTAACATTTCTAAATCAATGTCTTTCTTATATCCCGCAGCGTAACCCATACGACCTGTAACTGATTCTGCGTGTAAACGAACCCACTCCATTAAAGCTTGAGACGCAGATGGTCCGATTGGGTCTCTAAATGTTACGTTCATTGGATTCCATTTGAATCTACCTGCAACGAATGTTGAAGTATTTAAAAATTGAACCTCTACTGGGTTAATAACAATATTTGGTCTTGAAGCTGTTTCCACAAACCACTCGTTAATACCTAAACTTGATGGAAACCTTAAGATGAAACGGTTCTGACGTTTTGGTTCGTAAGGTATCGGCATTTTCATTAATAAATCAGCCATGTTATTTTAATTTTTTTGTTTTCTGTGTTTATATCTAATAAATATAGTGACTCTCAAAAATTTTTCTATTTACTTTAATTTTGAAAGAATTATTAATTACTTATATTCTTGCTTAATTCCTCCTGCAGTAGAATAAGTTTTAACTATATTATCTGGTTTATTTTTAAAATGTTTATTCATTACTTCTACATTTCTTATATCATCATCTGAAAATCCAATAGTAGGTTGCTTAGGAATAAAATTATTAGATACATCATTTTTTAAAAATGCTTTCTTATTTAATACTCCAGACATTCCTTTAATATAAGAAACAAAATCTTCCATTGCATCTACTTTTGCTTCCTCAGGATTGACCGCTCCGTTTTCGTCCCCAAAAGAAACAGGGTGGTATTTGTTCATCTCTAAGTATGACTTGATTAATTCATCATCAGTCAAATCATCTTCATCTGTAAACGTTCTGTATTTTTTTAGATTCTTAACTAATTGGTCTTTATCTATTCCATTAAATCCATCTATAATATAATTGTAAACGGCTTGTTTTAATGTGTTAGGATTATGACCTCTCGCAGTAATTATAGAAAAAATTGAACCGTTGTTAATAGCTTCTTTGAAATCATTAAACGCTGGACCTAATTTTGCTCTCATTGCGTCAACTAAAAAGTCTTTGTCACCTTCGGTTTTAAAGTTTTTAAACGCATCGTCAGCAAAATCAACAATTGTTTCACCTTTGTATTCAAATGGTTGTTTACCAATCTTACTTCTATAATCAGCAAAATCATCAGTACTCATCCCAACCTCATCACCATCTTTGGATTTTAAAATAATCTTTGTTGGCATGTGAACAATATTGTCATCCCAATCAAAGGCATAATACTTCATATCTGGAGTACCCTCATTTTTAAATCCTTCTTTAATTTGTTTTTTCATATTGGCTAAAGGGGGTACAAATGTACCCCCTTTGTATTATTTTAGATATTTTCAAACGAAGCTCCTGTTGGAGTGATAAAGAACTCAATGTCAATGAATTCTAATGCTTTCGTTGGTTTCAAGTATATCTTACCTGTTAATGTATTTCTATCTAAGTCTTCAGGTGAAGAAGAAACTGTTACACGGAAATCGTATAAACCTCTGTCTCTTCTAATTGAATCTAAAATAGGATTAACACTATCTAAGAATTGTTGTCTAACGATTTGGTCGTTTTGTTCAAACAATAATCTAACCGCTACAGCTGAAATTAACTTACGAGCTTGTAATAACAATCTTCTAACATTTAATCTGTTAAGTGCTGTGTCAGCAACTTGTAAAGTTTTGTTACCCCAAATTACAGTTCCTACATCAGAGAAAGTAGCGATTGGGTTAATTCTACCTTGATACAATGTATCTCTATCTTGTTGAGTTAATTTTTGTCTAGCTTTGATTGAGTTTACAAGACCTCTTGTGTAACCCGCAGATGCGAACCAAGGGAATGCAATGTTATCAGTCAATGCTAAGTTTCTACAAACTTCACCTGTTGGTGGTAAATAGATTTGTGTATTGTTAACTGTATCTCTTACTAATATCCAAGGATAATAAGTTGCGGTATAGTTAGAGTCAATACCTGTGTTATTTAAGTTATCAACAGCCTCTTGTGAGTAGATGATATCTAAAGAACTCGTTGAATCTGGTGTATACATACTGTAATCAGGAGTTGTTGCAATGTAAACTGAATCAGCTCTTGAGTATTGAATCATGTCTATCGCTTCTTCTACTAAGTTTGAGTTGTTAACATAATCAATACTTGAAGTTGCAAACACGTTAATGTTTGTTGCCTCAGGATTTCCAAATGATAAGATACCTAATAAGTAAGCGTAATAGTCAGTGTTTGCAAAATCTTGAGTATTATTTTGAACAATAATTCTCTTAAACATACCATCACCTGTTGCAGTTGGATATCTTGATGAAGGATACGCTCCTGCTAAGTAACCTGATGCACCTAATTGGAATCTATCTTGGTTAGTTCTCCATTCTCTGTAGATATCCCATCCGTCAAATCCACCCGCAAAACATACTGTATACTTTCTAGCGTAGATGAAATAATATGGATTTTCTTGAGTTGCAGGGTCTGTTCTGAAATCAGCTGAGCCACATTCAAATGCTGTTTGACCACTTGTTATTGATGTGTTAGCAATTGTAACAACAGTTGCACCTGAGTCCATATGGAAACCCTTACTTAAGTAGTTCCATTTAACCGAATCAGTTGCAGTTTCCCAACCAACTACAGGATTTTGTTTTCCTTTGTATGTTAAGAATGACTCATCAATACCAAATTGAGTAGAGAATCCTAAATAACTTCTTCTAACAATATCACCCGCTGATTCAACCGCGTTTGAAGTGCCTGCAGCAGTTCCAAATGGAGGATTATAAATAACCTCACCTGGGTAGTAGTACTTAGTTTTAAATTTAGGATATGGTGAAGGGTTAGTTGACGATTCATATTCTCTTTGAGTGTAACCATAGAATCCACAAGGGATTGCATCAATCGGAGCTTCATCCGCCAATTCTATCATTATGTATTTTGATATTAAAGCAAACTCACCATTAGACGAACCAATTTTCTTAGCAACAAAGTTGTTAGAAGCTGGGTCCATATTACAATTTGTGAATTTCTCAATTACAACTGGATTAGCATCTGTATCATAAAAATTTCTAACTAAAACGTCAAACGACATATTGTTGAATGATAAGTTAGCTATAGAAACTTTGATTTCAACGTTAGCAGAATCTCCATCAGAGATTGATATAAACTTGAATAAGTTATAAACTTTATTACCTCTCAATTCAGAAACTAAATAAGGTGTTTCAGGTGATTGATACTTTTCTAAATTCCAAGCAATTGAACTAGGGTCTTGACTTCTAGCTTCAGGTAATGCAATTAATTCAGAACTTAAACCACGAATGTAACCTTGATTATAAGCATAGTTAAGACTACCTTGATATGCCTCCTCAACAAACACAGGAACCTCAAATCTTGATTTTCCAAAGTTATCAACACCAAGAACCTTAGTAAGATATTTTGATGAAGACGCTAATAATGAAGTCTCAAAAGAAAATGTAGTTCTTTCTCCTGAATTAGCATCACCCTTAGTTATACCTGATAATAGGAACGTTGCGTAAGGTGATTGTGTAATACCTGAATATTGACCTGTACTTACAATTTGTAAATCAGTAAGACCACTTACTTGATAAATTGGTCCGTGATTTTCACTATCCGTGCTGTTATCGTATAAAGAGATACCTCTTGAACGTAAAGTTGCAACAACCATATTATTAAACTCAGAGTATGCGGTTCCTGTATATGAGTAAATTTTACCTGAAACAGTACCACTATATGTTGTTGATGTACCTGTTACAGTATTAAATTTATAATAGAATGAATAACCTGTGTAAGCATTTGCACTCTGAATGTCAAAATTTG